ACGTAAACAAGCGCGATATTTCCATGCTAAGGCGCATGATTTGAACAACGTAAGGTTCGCCTACTTCGGGTTTTAGCGGGGCTGGCTTGAACAGGTATGGTTCAGCGGGCGCTTGTTTTGGTTTTGGTTTTGGTTTTGGTTTTGGTTTGGCTGACTGGGCACCTACGACCGCAGAACCGTCAGGCAGTTCCTTGACGGGTTCGAACTTGATGACCTTAGCGGGTTTCTCCGCTTTCTTTTCCTCCAGAGCTTGTTCTTGAAGCTGGTGAAAGAAAAGACGCCAGTAACCCGAACGACCTTCCTGTTGCTCTGGTTTAGAGCTAACCCCGTGAAAAGATGCTAGGCTAAATGATACCGGACTAAATGACGGTCGGTGGAACACCTAAGCCTCTCCAATCATTACCTATTGTACCGTCGCCGATCACACCTGCGCCGTTCATCTTCTGCACGTCGACCGGGATCGTCGTCGCATTCAGCGCTGCCAATACGGCATCAACCAGTGCATTGACATCCACCCCGCCAGACGAGGCCGTATTGAGCTTGCTGCCCATGGTCCCGGTTTCATTGAACTGCGTAGCCAGCGCATCCCACACGGCACGCGCAAGGTTCTCCGGACTGAGTTCCGTGTAAGGCGTCCATTCGCCCTGCATCGAGCAGCGCCCCCTGAGGTCAGCCGATCCGGTGAAGGTGATATTCCCGTTGCCTTCAAACGGCACGATCATGCTCAGGCCACCCGATCCAGTCAGGGTAATATTGCCGTTGCCGTCCATCGCCATCGTCAGAGCCAGTGCAGCGTCTGCCGTGGTGAAAGTGATCGTTCCGTCACCGGACATGCTGACGATCAGGCCAAGGCTGGCGTCGTCAGAAGTAAATGACATGCTGCCTTCGCCGACCATCGGACCGCCTTGCAGCAGGTTGCCCTCGCCGGAGATGGCAATGTGCGCAGTACCCGACATCCCCCCAGCCTTCACCGGCATGACGACGGTTGCCTTTGGGGCATAGCCCTCCGGGATGCTGGCCGTCTTGACGAAGTTCGCCGTCCGGTTGAGACGCTCGCCAGCATTGATGGTACGCATTACGCCTGCGGCTGGCAGTGCGCCAGATACTTGCCGGAGAAGTGGATTGATTGCGCGTTGTCCGTTTGGGTAAAGCATGTCAGCCCCAGACAACCTCGTTTGCGCCGGCAAAGGTCGTGGCAGCAGCGACCGCAGCGCCTGTGCCGAGAATGAAGCCAAGACAGGCACCGTCCTTGATTTGCGGGGCGGACGGCAGTTGATTCCAGAATTCCTTTTCGGTCATCAGCGACGCGATTGACAGAGGAATCTGAGCCAGCGGGCGGACGAGCAGTAGCGCGGCAGTGCCAGCGCCAGAAGCGGCAGACAGCGTGACACTTGCGACGTTCTGCACACCGGTATCACCGGAAGCCAGAGGCAGGTAAGGCCCGTAGTTGTTGGCAGCAGTGCCTGAATGGACGATATGCGGAACAATCGCCGAGGCAGTACAGGCCACTGTCACCGGTAGCGCTCTGCCAGAAGTGCCGCCCTGATTGGTGTAGCTCAGGCTCAGGTTGTGAGCAGTCGCACCTGTGGTAGCTCGCGCAGCCAGCAAAAGACGACAACCTGCACCGTTGGCGTAGCGTAGCGTCGGCGTGCCAGTCAGGGTCTGCGCCGTGGCGAGGTTCATGTTAATGCCGGGCCAGTAACCTTGCAGATCGACCAACTGAAGGACAGACGGAACGCCGGTCGCCGCTGTGGTCCATGCCGCCATTGTGCTAAGGTGCTTGATCAGCGTCGATACGTTGCCGCCGTGCGGGATGCCAAAACGGGTTGTGCCGTCGCCGGTTGCGTCGTCGCAAGTCTTCCATGCCAGTGCCGTGCCGGGGAATGTCGTCGGAGGCGGATAGCCGCCAAGGCTGAATGTTTCGTACCAGCGCCCCGCTGCATAGGCGGCAGCGCCAGTAATCTTGTTCCAGTCAGTGCGTTCGGTTTGGCCGGCGCTGAATGCGGCGTAAAGTTGGTCGATTGATTGAATTGCCATGATTATCCCCAGATGAACTCGAAGTCGCCAAAAAAGACGGCTGTTCTGCCTCCGCCGACTGTCCGGTAGAAGAATGAAAGGTGTGCGCCGTTCGGAATGTCCGGCATACGCCAGCCGTCCTTGGTGGCGAAGTCGATTTCCAGTGCGGCTTTTACGCCTGTGGTATCCGCTTGCAGCAGCGCATCGTGGTAGTGCGTAAATTGCGCCAGCGGTTTGATCACGTAGATACAGTGCAGACCCCCGGGCGGTGTGGTGTAGGTGATGCGATTGACCTGACGAACCCCGGTCACGCCTTCATGCAGCGGCAATACCAGTGGGCTGGAGTTATTGACGGTCGAGCTGTTAGCAGCGCAGCATGGGCCATTGATACCGTTGTTTGGCACGCCGAGCGTAATGGTTCTCGTCGCGCCTGTCTGATCGACGTACTCCAAGTTCATCACCCCGCCCTGAACTGCCGGCGCGACGTGATTTACCAGCACCAGACGCAGACCGTTGCCATCGGTGTAGCGCGGCAAGGTTAGCGTGTTGTCAAACTCTTGCGGGTCAGTCGAGTCACCGTCGATCAGCGGGTAGTAGCCCACCAGATCGTAAAGCGTGAAGTCGATGGAAGCCTGCAAGGAGTTACTGGCCTGTGGGCGCATCGTGATCTTGAACAGTTTGCGCTGCATCCCGTCCGGAATCGGCGGGAAGTAGATCGCGTCATTGCCCTGCGCTACGGACGGGGTGAAAGCCAGTGCCTGACCGATGCGGGCATCGTAAGCAGGTTGCCCTGCCTGAAATGCCCAGTCCTGCCAGCGGTTGTCACTTGCCTGACCGGCACCAGTCTTGATGAAGCGCTGGCAGTGATACCGGCCCTCCTCACAAGCACGGGCGAAGTCGGCAATGCTGCGGATCATTCCGAGTCCTCTGGAATCAGTTCGATGGCACCGTCAGGATGATCAGGACATGGCACAGGGTTCCCTCCGGCATCCATGTCGAGAAGTCGATAACAATGCACGCAACGGTAGGCGTCCATCAGTCGATAGTTCCTGACAGTGCGCCAGCGTTGAACAGCGGGGTGATACCGGGGCTGATGTTGCGGGTCGCACCAAGCGCACCGCGATAGATGATGACCGCGCCAGCTCCGCTACCGTCACAGACAGAGAAATGAGTCACCGTTGCCGTACCGGCGGTGCATTCGCCGAACTGAACCGTGCCAGCGTTGCTGACAACCGCGCCAGAGACATTGAAGCCGGCACCGCGAGCCACGGCAACAGGTGCATAGCCGGTGTAGGCGATTTCGCTGGTGTCGCCCGTGCCGGTTTCGCCGGGGTCGGCACTGTGCAGACGAACGTAGAAGTTACCAGCAGCAGCAGACGGCTGAAGGCCGGAAGCGTCACCGACATTCGCCCACGCTTGATTCTTGAAAAGCAGGTTGAGCAGCGCGGTTTCGCCGATGTTGGACATGGACATAAAATTCTCCTTACAGTGAAGTCAGCCTCACGGACAGCGCCGTGTAATCAGTGATAGCGTCATTTAATACCTTTGGTCTTTTCCCAGGAGCGCCCAAGCACATACCCAGTCATAACCGTTCCGAACAGCGTTAGTATTGAATCTGGGATGGCGGCAAGCCACGCTTTGAACCCAGTCGTCAAATTTGCAGCCGCTTCGGGGCTGAAGACCGTAAGGACCCCCATGGGAATGGCAGTCAATAGCAGTATGTAGACTACATATAAGAACGACGGGCGTGCGCGGGAGGTCCAGGGGTCTGTCGACTGCGCCTCCGCTATGATAGCCGACAGTTGAACCTTTACACTCTCAAGTTCTCCATCTTGCTGTAACTTGAGCAATTCGAGTTGAGCCCTAGCTTTCTGCTCTGGGTCAGGAAACAGTTTGTCTATCAGTTTACCGCCGATAGCAAAGATACTGGAGATCGTGATCGGTTCCATCACTTACCTCCCGGACCGTGGACGAAAGCTCCCCAAACTACGAGACCAACCCATGACAGTATAGCTATGACTATCCAGTTGATGGTGTTCTGTTTTAGTTTTAACCAGAATTCTTGATCAGCTTTGTCTTTTTCTATCCACGCTTCATGCGCTTTGCGGTGGCTTTCTGCGTCCCCTTCCGGGAAGGCTTTAGTGAATGCGTCTTTTATTTCTCTGATCAACAGGTTCTGTTTCTCTATCACAGTCAACGTAGACTCGGACAACTTCTCTACCCGGTTAGCATGGAGGTCGAGTTCTTCTTTTATGCCTTGGAATTGCCTCTGCATTTCCTGTTTGTGCTCTTCAACCGCCACCCTGGTTTCCATTATCAAGTTGAAAGTCTCCGCTTCTGCAACAGCGAACGTAACCCTCCGTTCCGCTCCGTCCCAGTTTTCCATTTTGGTATTCACGCTATTTTAACCCCAGACTTGAGTTGCGCCAAGGTCAATCCGCCTGTGTATTGACAATGCGCAGTTTCGCGCAACGACCCGGTCCAACGCCCAGCCCACTCAAGCCCGACAGATTCCGCGATGACACCAGCCTTACGGTAGAGGTTCGTGTCGCCCCATGCAGGCTTGCCAGCCACCATAGGGACAAAGTCAAAAGCACAGCGGTGGTTATGCCAAGATTCGCCGCCGCGAGCGTTAGTGACAATTTTACCGGGTTTGGAACGTCCTTGTGCGTAGAGTCCATTTTGTTCCTCCGGTGAGCGGTACGTACAGTAGATGAGGATGTCCATTCCTTGGTCGGCGCAAAGCTTACGGAATTCCTCGGCTTTGCGCTTGACCACAGGTAGAAGGTCATCAAGTGAGCGACTAGCCATTACGCAATTCCTTGAGCGCGGCCAGATTGGTCACGAATGATTGTCTTAGGACGGCTCAACTGCTCAACTGTGGCACGTAAGCCCTGCATTACTTCAGTCAGTGCATCGTTGGTACGCTGATTGTTCATCTGATCCAAGACCTTGGTAAGCTCTTTGATCTGTGGTGTCAGGTCGATTTGGGGTTCAGACGGAGCCTGTTGCTGGGACTGGGCCATGCTGTCGAGCTGACCTTTGATTTGTTCGATGATCAGTTTGGTCTCGTTGTCGTCACGGTTCTTCAGCAGTTCTGTCACCTGTTTCTGGTGGTTGTCATGCTGATTCTTCATCATTTCAACTTGAGCACGTAGCTGTTCAGACTCACGATCTTGCTTTGCACGTAGCTGCTCAATGAACTGATCAAACTGCTCGCGCAGCGCGGATTGCTGTTGTTCAAACTGAACCTTAGCCGCTTCCATCTGAGTCTTCGTCTGCTCGGTCTGTTGTGAGATCTGCATCTCTTGTTGTTTCAACTGTAACAAACCCTGGTCGTACTGTGTCTTACGCTGCGTATCCATTTCAGCAATCTTGATAGATGCCTGCACAGCAGGGTCCATAGGCGGCTGAGGCATGCGCTGCTGAATCTGCTGCTGTAGCGCGCCAATCTGCTCTAGCAGGCCACCCAGCTGCTGGGCCATTGCAATATTAGCCTGCTTGGTGGCGTCTGCCAACAGCTTATCTTCATCTAGCGGAGACACTGTGACGCCTGCTTGCGCCGCCATCATCCGAGCAGCCTGCGCAATGCTCTGCGACACCATCATTTGAATATGCTCGTTAACGTGGATCAGAATGCTCATCAACGCTTGCGGCGGCACCAGTGGGTTGGCGAGCTGCATTGGCGCCTCAATAAAGCTCAAGTGGCCAATAATATGGGCCATGTGATCCTGCTCGTTAGACGCTTTGAGCTTTGCGTTTTTCAAGCCTTGCGTGTTTTCTGTCAATACGTCAGCAGTAATCTCTTCCTGATCCGGTGGCAACAGCGCGTCAATGTTTTCAATACGCATCTGCTTGAGCATGCGGCGGCGTACTTCGGTCTGATTCCAGTTAATCTTGGGGTTGCCTGCGTCGCCGACCGCCATCTGTAGAATGGCTTGCGACTGGGCAAATCGTTGTGCCTCTGAGAAGATAGTCGGATCGGAAACTGGAATAATGTCAAGCGTACCTACAAAGTCCTCGCGACTAATATTTAGGTCTTCGAGCTCTTCTACATTTGCAGTGTCGTCAAGATATGCTGCGTTTAGACGGTGCACAATGGCAAGGGCGCGTTTTTGCGACTCATGTAGACGCGCGTGGATAGCCGAATACGTGTTGCTGCCCTGTTCAATAAGCGCCATCGTGGTACCGACCGGTGTACGATCCCCGATCTGGCCAATCTTCTCTTCAGCGGTTGCAACGACGCCCTTGGCTAGGCCATACAAGTCCTGCATCAGTTGATGAAGAACAGGGGATGGCGGATTGAACGGCATTGGCATGGCAATCTTGCGAATGTCATCAATACCTGCCGGCGCCTCAATGTCGGTAACCCCAGTAATGTCTACTTGCGTATTTTGCCCAACAACTCGACCGCTCTTCAATTTGAGCATGGAGGCCGCGTTGTTAATATGCGCAGAGTCTAGAAGCGCGCGAAGAGAGCCCGTAAGAGCAGCACTGAGACCGCCGATGAGGTGAGGAAGACCAATAGCGTAAGCACCCCGCCAAGGGATAAACTTCCACTCAACGATCCACTCAAGTTTTTCCAGAGTCGGATCGTTCTCATCCCAGTTGCGGTAGACGGAGAGTACTTTCTCCGTGTCCTCATCAATCGTAATAATGTAAGGCGCATACTCACCTCCGGACACTGAGTCTTCTTCGAACTCCTGCCAACAATAGATTTCTAGTACCGCGCGAAGGCCATCCTCATTGTAACCATCTTCCTCGCGACCCTCAATCTTGTCGTTTGCCTTTGCAGAAGCTGATTCTTCAGGATATTGCCCAAGATCACTGACAAATACATCACGGTACAGGCCCGATTTGACGCGATTATTGAACGTTGCGCGGCTAATTAGCTGCCGATGCGTGGCACGTGGCGATGTGTAGAAGTTTGTTGCAGAGAACGGAAGAAAAATCTCGTCAACTGGCACAAACTCACAGCAAATGCGCTTCTTTTTGTCATCGCGCCAAAATTTCTGATACTGACTACCACCCATTGGGAGCTGCGTGAGTAGCTGTTCCAGCTCATCCCGATACTCCTTGATCTGCGTGGTCAGCTGCCAGTTCATGAACCGCGTTTTGCGGTTAGCTTTCTCTAGCTTCCGTGGCGTGATATCACCGTTGACCCACGGCTTTACAGGGCCGGCAGCGGGGAAGAGCTCCTTGATTGCGCGTGAAGAAAAATCCACACAGGCTTCGGCCAGCACTGGATGCACTACACGAGAAGCGCCGTCAAACTCAGCACCGCCTGGTGCGTCGTCGCCTAGGCCCGTGCGTCGAAGGCCCTCTTCGTACTGCTTATCGCGCTTCTCACGGCTTTTCTTGTCCTTCTCAATTAAATCTACAAGCTCGCTTGAGAGATAGTTAAGAGTTGCATCAGAAAAACGTTCGGCAAGGTTCTCTAGAAAGTCGCCTTCATTCTCTTCAAACTCGCCTTCGAGCGGGATTTCGACGGAACCGTCTTCGTTCTCGATGAACTCTTCAGTAATCTCACCAATCTCGAGGGGGTTCAGTTCAGCGTCCACAATAAATCCTCAATAGTTTAGATTGTATTATACGTTAAAAACATTCCGGGGTAAGCGAATTCGTCATCCGGCTCCGTCTTTACCTGCGTTTTTTGAGTTACCAGCCAGCCATTTTAGTGTCCCAATTGGTTATACATTCTTACGAAATTATGTTATAATAAATTTGTGTGTTAAATAAACGGAGTTAATCATGTGGTATCTTAATCCTTGGCGCTTATTCACGTTAGCCTGCGGTATTGCCATTCTTTACTACGGCGCAATGACCGAGGGGGCTCCAGACTGGGATGTTCCGGTTTCTTTCCTGATGGCGATAACCACCTATGCACTAATGCCTTTCTTTGACCGCGCTCTAAATCAGCGGCGATGGATTGAAGCCGCAGCGATAGCGATTGTTTGTGTCGACACAACGTACAGTCTGTACTGGGACTGGATGGAAAATTGCGCAGCATCTCAAATGGCGAATGATCCGGCATCTTTGTCCCTGTTCCTTATGTGCTGGCTCGTGTGGTCAGTCTTGCCTACGTTTATCAAAGAGCGCCGCTAAGCCTTCACCAACACCGCGATACGCCTCTGAAACCTGTTCTACACTGGCAGGCGTGCGCGAACGCACGAGGCCTAGTTTTTTAGCAGCGTAGTACCCTGGAATTGCGGCTAGTAGGGACGGCACTGCAACTATCGGGTTTTCTTGTGTCCACTCTCGTGCAAATGCGCGGTGCTCGGCAGGCGCTACGCTTTGGTCGCCCTGGCCACGACGCGCGTAGAGCTCAGCGTGCGATGGCCGACTTGCTTGCACCAGGCCACCCTCAGCTTTGCGTTGATAACGTGGAATACCGTCCTCGGTATCTTTCACCCAACCACGCGGAATCTGGCGATCGTAGAAGTCTTCGGCATGTGGCGTGGAGTAGAGGTACACCGGCTTCTCTGGCCACTGCTTCTTAGCTTGCTGGTACGCGTCCTCAAGCGCTTGGTGACCTAGGCCTTTGTCAAAAGACACAAGATAAGGCAGGTAAGTACCTTGCTCCCGAGGTGCTAACTGGTATGCAGCCGAAGCGCTCAGCCCCGGGCCCTGCGTGAACATGTGTGTCTGCGCCGTTGGGTCGTCCTCAATATTGCGCAGCAGCTCATTAGCAATCGTCTTTTGATCTTGCGAGCCTTCGCCCCTTGGCTTTACGTACTTGTAGAACAGATCACGCATATCGTCCAATGAGGCCTGCTCGCTAGTTAGCCGACGCATCAATTTAAGTAGTGGTCCCACTCCGCCCGCTTCAGCGTCTGGTGAATAGCTGGCACCTGCAAGCGCTAAGCCACCGAGCTTTGCCAATTTACCACCTGGCCCCGTCATTGCCATCAGCCCGACATCTGTCAAGTCTTGTGGTAAGATTGCACCCATTACATTGCGAAAACCTTCGGCCTGATCTTCTTGAAGGAACTTAGGAAGTTCTTTTCTAATTATGCCTAGCGCACCCATTATTTATGCCCCATAAGGATTACTGCGTTTCTTTGTATCGTCAGCATACTCAGCCTCTTCCTCTTCCTCTATAGAGGGAACGATGCGAGCTCCACGAGCATAGTCATATCCCTTCCGCGCTAGGTCTTTGCGCTTGCGCAGCAGAGGCTTTAACTTGAGCTGCTTCTCAGCAGGAGTTAGCTTCGGGTCGACCTCGACCTTGTCGATATCCTTGTTGACCTTAGAGATATCTTTACTGATCTGCCCAAGCTGCTTGCGAGCTTTCAGAGGGAACTTGTTTTCTTCAGCATACTCAAGAGCTTCTTCCCTGCGACCCTCTTCGATCAACTTCTTGTGAGCTCTGTTGGCCTGATCAGCTTCCCTTTTCAGTTCATAGAAGTCGCTAACAAACCGGCTTGTGGTCCGGTCGCTGTCTTTGACAAAGCGGGTAAGTCCGCTGGCCGAAGCGATGGTATCCCCAATGTGGTACGGGTCACCGAATAGGCCACCAGCTTTCTTTGGTATGGCTCCTACGCCTGAAAGGACTGAGTCAACGCCACTGATAAAGCCAGCGCCCATAGTGCCTAAGTAGCCGTTCAGAACGTAGTCAACCTTCTTGGGAGATACTTCGGCGGCACCGCCAATTGCCTTGGCTATCTCGCTTGTCCTCTCGTCATAGCGCATGCCAGCCGGTAGGGTCTGGTCTGCCATTGTATCGATTGGTCCGCCCCTGAAGAAGCTGTAGTTTACGAATGCTTCCAATGTTGGCTTAACACCCTGTGGGATTGGGTTCATCGCAAACGTGTTCGTGAAGGCAAATACCAACTTATCCGAAACCTCTCTCCCATCTTGATCACGAGCGTAATCATAGAGAGCTATTGGCATAGACCCAAAGATCGTTCCAACTTCGAACGGACGTGGCAGGTAGATGGTCTTGTCG